ACTGCTCTAAATATAACTTTACAAAATACAAAAAGATTATATGTTATTTATGATGATTTTGGAAAAATAACATTAAAAGATGTTGAAAGTCTAAAATTGAATGAAGGTATATTTATAGATGAAACTATATCAGAAAATTTTTCTTATAGTTCATCTATAGACAAAACCTATAACAAAATAAAACTAAATAGGGAAAACAGAGAAAAAGGAGTAAGAGATATATACTTTTCTCCAAACACAGAGGCTGAAATAAAAAATCATACTTATGAGAAATGGGGTATCTTACAATACTATGATACAGTAGATGAAAAAGAAAATCCACAAGTAAAAGCTGATTCATTACTAAAGCTTTATAATAGAAAATTTAAAAGTTTATCTATTAAAAATGTCTTTGGTAATGTAAAAGTTAGAGCTGGAGTAAGTATAGTTGTAAAATTAGATTTAGAAATTGAGAGGAGCTGATATTGAATGATAGAAGCAATTAAAAAAATAGTTTCTAATATGTTAGAAAATTCAAAACTATCTAAACTAGAATTTGGTACAGTTGAAAGTGTTGATCCTCTTAAGATAAGAATAGACCAGAAAAAAGTTATAAATGCTAGTCAATTAATGCTATCCCATTTGGTTAGAGATTATTATGTAGATATTACAGTTCAACATAGCACTGATAGTATTTATGGAGCTTGGGATACATCTCATGATCATCCTGGTGCTGGAAAAAATGTTATTCCAATAGACCATGAACATGAGTATAAAGGTCGTAAAAAAATCATGATGCACTATTCACTAAGAAAAGGAGAAAAGGTTGTATTAATAAGGCAAGATGGAGGACAACTCTATTATATTTTAGATAGAATAGACGATCCTATTGTTGAAGGAGAGTGGATATAATGCTACCAGTTAGAAATGATAGAGTTGAAATAAAATCAGAAGTGGAAGCTATTCCTACTAAGACTTATAAAATGGCTATATTTAGAAACAAAATTACAGGTAAAACAGATGGTCAAGAAGCTATGAAACAGGCTATTTATAAAATCTTAAATACTGAGAGATATCAATATCCTATTTATAGTTGGAACTATGGAATTGAATTAAAAGACTTATTTGGAAAATCTAAAAGTTATTGTAAAGTTGAATTAGTATCAAGAGTATCTGAGACTTTATTGCAAGACGAAAGAATTATTGCAGTAGAAGCTTTTTTATTTGATGATACAAAGAAAAGAGAAAGCTTAGCAATGACTTTTACAGCAAAAACAATTTATGGTGATGTTGAAATAGCTAAGGAGGTGAAAGTAGCATAATGTTTGAGGATAAGACTTATGAAAATTTATTGAATGATAAATTAAGCAGAGTTCGTAAAGATATTGATACTCGTGAAGGGTCAGTAGTATTTGATGCTACAGCTGGAAACTCTTTAGAAGAAGCTCAAATGTATTTAACAATTGCTGAATATTATCAACAAACTTTTGGAGATACAGCAAGTAGAGAGTTTTTAATAAGAAGAGCAGCAGAAAGAGGAATAAAACCAAAATCTGCAAGTGTTGGAGTATACAAAGGTATTTTTAATATGGATATTCCTATTGGAAGTAGATTTTCTTTAGATATTTACAATTATATCGTTATAAAAAAATTACCTACTGGAATATTTGAATATATGTTGGAATGTGAAACTTATGGAGAAGAACCTAATGGTTCTGTAGGAGATTTAGTCCCAATAGACTATGTTCCTGGATTAACATCAGCAAAAATAACAGAGATGCTTATTCCTGGTGAAGATGAAGAAGAAACTGAAAGTATAAGGCAAAGATATTTAGATAGTTTTAATCTACAGGCTTATGGTGGAAATATAAAAGACTATGAAGAAAAAACTATGGCACAAGCTGGGGTAGGAGTAGTTAAAGTAACTCCTGTTTGGAAAGGTGGAGGAACAGTAAGAGTAACTATTTTAGATAGTGAATTTAATATAGCTTCTACATCTTTAATTTCTAAAATCCAAGAAGTGTTGGACCCAACACAAGACCAAACTGGTAAAGGATTAGCTCCAATAGGGCATATAGTTACAGTTGATACTCCAGCACAAGAAAAAATTTATATTGCTACGAAATTAACTTTAAAAGATTTATCTGTTACCAATATAAAAGCTGATATTGATAAAGTTTTAAAAGCATATCTTTTAGAGTTAAGAAAACAATTTAAAGAATCAGAAAAGATAGTTATAAGAACATCAATAATAGAATCAAGAATTTTAGCATTGAATCCTAATATTATAGATATTCAAGAAACTAAGATAAATGGATATGCTCAAAACTTTACACTAGACTCTTTTAAAGTTCCAGTATGGGGAGATGGAAATTATGTCCAACTTTAAAGATGTTAATTTATATGATAATTTACCTGATTTTATGCAGCAATATAAAGAAATACAAGCTATTTTTAATATTGAAAATGTAGATTTAACAAAACTTTGGAATGAAATTAGAAGAAGTTTTAATAATGGTTTTATATTTTCTACAGATGTTTTAGGAATATCTAAATTTGAAAAAATGATGAATATCTATCCTAAGGCAACTGATAATTTAAAAGATAGACAATTGAGAGTTTATATAAAATGGAATGCTACTCTTCCATACACTTGGAGATGGTTAGAAGAATTTTTAATTACTTATTATCAAAATGTTGAGACAAAAGCTATTCCAATTTTATTTAATGATAAATATGAATTAGATATCAGGTTAGAAAAGCAAAAGGAATTTAATGATTTTGATTACAGTATATACAAAGAATTAAGACCTATGATTCCAGCTAACTTAGGATTAAGAGTAGTTAATGTAATCCCTACAAAATCTGAGAAAATTAATATAATGAGCATGGTAATTTATAAAGCTAAAAAAGTTTTAAAAGAAAATAATACACTAACTAATCTAGTTGGAGAAAAAGTATTTAATAATACTTTAGTTTATAGATTAAAAAAGGAGGTTTAAATGGCTTTTAGAGGACTTACAAAAAAAGGTGCTGACTATTTAGCAACTAGGCTTGCAAATGAATTAGCTGTAGAATTTTTAAAAGTAGAAATAGGAGATGGTGCTGTAGTAAGTGGACAAAATCCAAAGAATCAAACATCTCTTATTTCATATAAAAAAGATGTAAGAATATTAAAAAAAGAACAAGAAAATAATGCTATTAATCTAACAATTCAAATAACTAATGATGATATAACACAAGGGTTTTATCTAAAAGAGATAGGAATTTATGTAAATGACAGTAGTTCTAATGGTTGCTTGTATTGGTATTGTAATGAAGATAATGCTCAGTACATTCCAGCAAAAACTGATAGTGTGCTAGCTTTTGAAATAGATATTAGAATGGAAGTAACAAATTCTGATGCAACTATAATAAATTGGAGTGGAAAAAACACTTGGATTAATAAAGAATATCTTGAAGAAAATTACACACAAAACGGTGGATATAAAGGAACAGCATTAGAAATAGATGATAGAGTAGTTTCTGCACTTGGAAAAGAAGATGGAAAATTCCCTTTGAATGAGGCAATTCAAGGAAATGTTTATTATTTCCCAGCAAACAAGAAATTTTATATATGTAAGGAAACTCAAAATAGAAGGATTAGTGTCCCTGATGTAAAATTTGAGGAGCTTTCTATATGGGAAAATAGAAAGAGATTGGAAAATTAATAAGTAATTTTCTAAGATATTTGAACAAAAATTAATTCACTGTCACGATACCATGTACCAACAAAATATTTTGAAACTTGCAGAAAAACTTCAAAAATATAAAAAGAAGGTGTTTTAGAAATTCGCATAAAAAAGGTTCCATCCTTAGCTAGTATTTCAAAATTTTTTAAACCTGAAAATGAATCTCGGTTAGAAAACTTTAAAAGTGTATTTGCTAAAGCATTCAGCTCTAATAAATTCTTTGGGACATTTTCAGTTATATTAATTTTTGTTTTTGATAAATTTTCCAATTTATATACTTTTTAAAATTATTAAAGGAGGTAAAAAATGAT